CTACAATGCTCAGCATTCCATTTTTCCATTACGGAAAGACGAACTTTAAAATCCTCATAGAAGGTGCAATTTTCGCAATCACATTTAATCATTTACTTTTCCATTGATAAATAAATCTACACAAAAGACAAATTAAAAATATAATAAATGCCAACCCAACCGGTATCCAAAATGGCGAGAATATCCACCACCAAGACCAGTCTATTATGTCATGAACTTTTAATGCCATGAATACACAAATTAAACAAACCATTACTAGTCGTAAAATTTCATTCATTTAATAATGGCTCCGCAATAAGGACAATTTGTGCCAGATTTGTCGAAATAATAAGATGCCCTCATTGTTTACCTCTTTAATTTTAATTAATTAAATCCTACTTGCTGAGCATAAATATTATGCAATTGACAGAATACAAAAAATTCTTGCATGGTAATTGTCTCGGACGTTCTCGCTGCAAACGATGCGGATGTTGCGACCGCTACATAATTTGTATTGTAAATAGAATTACCAGATGATGTTTGCACGTAGTAAATATGTTCAATACCTGAAGTTGATAGATTGATTTGGAAAGTAGAAATTGGCAAAGAAATACCACGACTATTTTGTATGGTTGGAAAGTTAATCAAAAGGCTGTTCAAGAATACATTGAGATAAGAATTGTAAATTAAAAAGTCGCTTTTAATTAAGTTAAAACCAGAAGTGCTTGAAAATGTTATAGAGTTATTGGAGTAAGTTAATTCATCTATTGATGCACTATTCAAAGTAAAAGTTAATGTTGAGGTAAGACCTACTAAATCTACAAAGATAATTGCTTGCAGTGCCATAAATAATTCCTTTTTTTAAAATATCCTCATTACCGGATTCCACATATCAACTTTCTGAACCGGCGCTTTATCTGCAAGTATCCTATCCGCTGCAAATTCCATGGCTATGTACTGCTCAGCATCCGCCGTATGCGATGCAAAATTCTTATGAGGAACTTCCTTATATCTTTCTTCCCCACCCACACTAATTCGTTTATAAACGTAATCTTTAGTCTTTCCACGTCTAAGAACCGGACAACCTTCGCGCGACATTATATACGCTGGCTGGCCATCTATCATCGTATTCATAAAGTATCTAACAGACCCAATACGTGATTCTAATTCATTCGATCTCGCTGGAGAAGTGTCAATACCTAGTGAATTAAGTTCTCCAATACAAGATAGTTCTTCCATAATCGCATCCCCTGCTATGCCACTAGGGTCTGCACGAGATACGCCTATCTTGTTATATGGAAAGTCTCTTTGCAAGCCTGGAAGTACAACATTTTTAGCAAATGTGCGTATTCCCATATCTTCCGATGTGTATTCTTTTAGAATGCGTAATTGCCCGCGCGGGGATATCTGACAAACCACACAAGCTGGAGTTAATCCAAAGTCCCAACCTAAGTGAATCGGGTCTCCTTGAATAGCTTGTATAGTAGGTCTGGAATGTAAATCATCGTTATATTCTGGATACACTTTCTTGCCAAAGCCGACAGAGCCGTACTCGCCCAAGCAGTATACTTTGACAAAATCCTCGCTCTGCCCTTCTGCAAGTTTAGTGTAGTAGTCACTAGATAAATTGCTAGCGTTATCGCAATCTGCGTTTTGAACCCATTTAGAAGTATCACCTTCCTCATATTTAATTAATCCAGGAGGTTGTCTAAATATTCTATAAGAGTCGAGATTTTTAAGTTCGAAGTCTTTATAAATCCAATGATCAATATCTGGAGGATTCGTATCGGCAATAATGCCAGACCAATAAGGTTGATCGCAAAAAGCACGAGAAGGATAGCGATGATTAACACGTCCTTTAAAATGTGCAAGGGCACCTTGAGGTACTTCGGATAGTTCATTGATATAAGCACCTGTCACTTCGAGAGACTTGATTTTACGTAAATCTTCTTCTCTGTCTAGGGCAATAAATATCAATTCAAGCTCAACTATGCCATTACCGTCATTGTATGTATGTTCGTAAGTGAGTAATGGTTTTTGCCGCTTTTTAATATCGCCCAATTCACCAAACCATGTGAGCCACGTTTGTAAGGTGGTGGAGTATAACTCACCCGAGGTATTTCTGACGATTGCCCACTTTGCTCTTCTTCGTCCTTGATACCAGATTGGCATTGCGTTTGTGCGGCGTACAATCTCATTAATAGCCCACGTTGACTTCCCGCTTCCGTAAGGACCCATAATAAGACGCACAAAAGAATCATCGTCATGAGCAAGTTTGCCTGTATTAGTGGGTATGTATATTTTGTTTTTACTGCTTGCATAAATAATAGTCTCCTCTCCATGGGTACGAATGTGTTGATGGGTTTGCATCTGCCTACTTGCATTGATCTCAGCATAGCGATTTTGACATTGAGCTAATGTCATCATTTTCGCTGGCTCGTGCGGACATCTTTGGGAAGGGATTGATCTCTATACTCTTCGTGCGTGGTAAATCTTGCGCCGCAGCGTAGGCATTCTCTGCGGCGTTTAATTAAATCCCTAAAATCATGCTTATCCGTATATACGACTCTCGTATCAGGATAATTGCAGGAATAGCATTTCATCTATTTTGCTTCCATGACCTGCTTCATAACCTTTGGATGATTTACGATCTTAGCTGCGCTGTTAGTTGGATGTGGCACATATTGATTGCCATAATAGGGCTTTGCATGCGCCATAATTCCTGCTTCGTTTGGCATTTCAAAAGATGGTGCTTTGTTATCGTCCATTGCAATATTCCTTTTGTTTATTACTTCCTCATACCGCTCAATGTTCTATGACCTAAAACCTTATTGGCCTTCATATCAATTTTTTCTTTCGATGATTGGCTTAACTTTCCTTTCTTGACCATTTGGGTCGCGCGAGCTTTCGCATTAGCTGCGTGGGCTTTGTCTTCGACCGGATATTTACGCTCGCTTGGCAACCCAAATTTACTACTCGGTAATTTTTTTCTGCTCGCTATTTTCAATTTCGGCATGATCTACTCCATGATTGTCTAGCTCTGACATCCTATCTAAACGCTTATTGAATTCCACAATAGCAGCATTTGGGCTAAAGTGTTTCCACCATCGACGCTCCAATATCCACGCATCAGCTTGCCAACGTTCTGGTTTATCTTCAATTTCTTTGAGGTGATGACGCATTGAATTAAGTTCAATTCTCTTTATAGACTCAGAAAAACGAGCATATTCAGTATCTTTGCCCTCTTTTAAGTCTCTTCTTCCATGCCTTAACCAGTCATAAAGAGTTTCTTCGCAAATGCCATTGGCTTCTGCGGCTAATTCATAGGGTATACGCTCAGAGATATTCTTGAGGATTGCTTCGCGTCTTTCTGGGGTGAATTTATCAGGTCTTCCGATTTTACCTTCCATGCTTTGCAGTTCCTTTGCAATAATGTTCACATTATGTTCTAGATTAAAAATAAATTAAAGATATTTGTTTTGAGGTGTTGACATACATCACCCTTATGATGTAAATTTGTAATCAGCTTACCCAGCTAAGGAGAAATTAAATGACAACAATAGCGTTCAACACATTGGACTTTGCAAACAAGCTTAAAGCAGCCGGTCAAGATTCAAAAATTGCGGAAGCAACTGCGCAAGCGACTGCTCAGTATTTCGAGGAAACTTTAATCGCAACTTTATCTACTAAAATGGAATTATTTACTGTAGAAAGCAATTTACAAGAAAAAATAGCTAAAATTAAGTTTGATATGGTTACTTGGATGTTCGGTATGTTTTTAGCTCAAACAGCTTTACTTGTGACATTGATTAAATTTTTACATTAGATTTACGGGCGACGATACTAATGAATCGATAGAGTCGATGCGGCATGACGCAAGATAGGTGCGAATCCTAGTTGGGAAAATAGCCCACCCTTTTATGGCAATAGCGGCATTGACAGTGAAATGCAGGATGAAGAAAAAATCCTAATTATTCCGTCTGCCTACTGGAAGTAGGGTGATGACTCGCGAAGAGATTACCTAAATGGTAAGAATAAGTTTAGCAAGTGCAATTCTTGCCTATTGCCACAGAATGACAGGCCGGAAAGTACGGCCAATAATTTATCCACGACCAAGGAGATATACCATGATGACAGTCAAAGAAGCGTTAGCAGCCCATAAGTTTTTATCTTTTGCGAGTGAGAAAGAGTTATTTCTCATGTGGGAAAACTTAGACCAGAAGCGAGTCGCTTTGATTCTCAAACAACTAATTTACTCGGACGAATTAAGAAAGGAAATTTATGGTCAAGAAGAAAAAGCCGCAAACCAATAGAGGTAAAACTTATGAATACAAATCTTTTTTCGTAACTAAGTCAGACAAAGAAATGTTGCAGTATTTGTCTAAAGTTTATGGCCTGAACGAAAGCGCCGTTATACGTAGATTGATTACGGAGGCGTTTTCAATTTTACGATATGTTGAACAAAAGAAATGAGGTAAAAAATGATATTTGGAATAATTTTCATTATATGTTTATGGCTAGGCGCTCCCTATTGGGTGAGTGGAATATTTTTTTTCTTTATGATTCTTGAATGCTTACATGATGAATGTAAAAGGCCAAGATATTAAAGTTTTAAATATAGAATCATTAATCCTGATTTGCCCATTTCAACTTAACGTTAATTTCTGCTTCCTGTAGTTTGCTAGCGGAGTCGAATATACCGCAAAGCCAGTCACCGTGTTCGTGTTCGAGGCTGGCTAATTTTACATCTGCTTGAGGGTCACTTATTATTCTGCTGACCAAATCCTGGATGTTTGAAGGATGTGAACCAAAAGAACTAGCTAGGATTGGCAAAATATAACCTGCTGCAAATCCATAAGGGCCACCAATTGCAGCCCCTATGCTTGGTGAGAACTTAGTGATAATAGGAAGCGCAGAATCAAACATTTCCTTTAATTTCATATGTCATAATTCCCTGATTTCATAGCTTGCGCCAAGACTATAGCTCGTCCTTTCGTTTCTTTTGCCCAGTCACTGTTTAGCATTTCTTCTGACGCTCTGAAATAATCATCTTTTGAAAGAGCGTCAATCATTTGGTCGAACTCAAGGAAACGTTTAAATCCCATAAAGCACATATCAACTAAAACGATTTGTCTATCAGGATTTAATCTTTGAAACCATCCAAAGTGTTCGGTTAATTGATGGTAGAAATAAAGAATATCTTTCTTGCACTGTGTGTTTATCCATTCATCATCCATTCCACGATCAGTTAGATTATAACCAATGCCTATTGTTATTTTTCCCTTTGAGTCGGTATATGGAAAGTTTTTAAATTCTTCGTGAAGGATTAGTGATCTAAAAAGCTTGCTCAGAGATTCTTGAGTCAGCATGACAGTACGATTCCTTGTGAATTAATTGAACTGTGTCACATCCAATAAGACAAGCATCGCATACGTAGTGTTGATCTTCAATATGCAGGCTAGCTTTACAGCAGCGACTAACGACCATAAATTTTACCCAATAAAAAATACCCTGTTCGCATCAGGGGTCCTAAGTAAAGGCAAATGGATTATATCTTTTTCTTTAATTCATCAACAATTCTAAGGATTTCTTCGTATTTTTGTTCTACAGACAAAATAGCAGTGTGTACTGGGGTATAAATAAAATAGCAAAGAACAAAACCTAGCACAAATGATAAAACTGATAATAAAAGCATCAACATGATTTTCCCTTATTCAATAAGTTTCCCTGAGAGATATTTTTCTATTATCTCTCTAGCATGTTCCCAACCAAATGCGAAAGTCGCAAAATATCCCAACTCATTCATTCTGTCAATCCAGATTTGTTGCTCATTTGTGCATCTATATTTCTTTCTACGTTTTAGCTCAATCCAGAGCCCATGGTGAGATTTTGTGGGAAAGGGTATGAATATGTCGCTTACTCCAGCCTTTAAGCCTTGTCGCTTTAATTTAGCCCCTTGTCTCGGTGTTCTTTTCCCTTCATTGTGAATTTTGAAAAACAAATCCTTAATTACTGGATGGTAAGACATCCATTCCACCAAGGCATCTTGTTCAATTTTTTCCTCTGCTATCTCGAATCTGCATGGTTTCATGTTCTATGTGAAACACTTCCGTGTATTTTTGACTTAATTTCACTCAAGTAATGTTTTGCAATCTCTCTATTTTCTTCTGTCATTGGCAATTCATAAGCTGCGCGTTTCAAAAACTTTAGTCCTTTTGCTATATGCCAGAACTCCACAACGGTAGGCGGGCAATCCCTCAATGAGCATTCGCACATAGTCAAAGCCCGTTGTATCTCCTGAGCAGATAATCCTGCCAAGCCTGTAGACCACTGTACAAGGTGGATATTTCTTCTTTTTTCGTTTCCTAGTAAATCTGTCCATTTGGTCTTGTAAGCGCATTCTAACCTCTCGAATATCCTTTCAACCCATGGTAAGGGTAGTTTTTCCATGTCTAACTGTCCTTAGTTGACAATTTGTTATCATAAAGTTGACAATATTTTATCCAAAGTTGTCAATAGGTTTAGATTTTATATCTTTTGCTGGGTGTATCTTAAACTTGCTGTCTTTGCCTTTCTTCACGGTCTAATCTCTCCTGGGTGAAATCTCTTAATCTTGGTCTCTGTGGTTCATTAATTATCTTGTTGGAAGCGGAATAGGATATTTTCTTTTCAATTTTCTCATCAAGTACCCATTTTAAGTAGGCTTCATCCCAATCTAACTTTTTCCATCCTTCCGATTTTGCATGCGATTTAAATTTAGAGAGAGTTCTTTCAGGGTCAATGCCTTTATCTAGGGCGATCTTTTGCGTTTCTGCTTTAGGTTTAAAATTATCAGGGAGTGACACGCGTTTTTTGCGTGTCTGCTCTCTATTTGGTTTAATATCTGTATTACTATCTGGTATAGGTTGGTTGATTCCAACCAATGATGAGGTTGGATTCGACAAATTGATTGGTTGATTGCAACCAGCGCTTTTCAAGGTAGGGAAAAGAGAAAGCCCTTCATCAGTTAAGGCATACCAAGATGTATGGTCATATTTTGTTTCGTTATAACAGCCAATTAAAATTAAACCTTTTTCTCTGGTTTGATTAATAACTGTACGTAAATTCTGTCTAGTCCAATAAGGAAATAATTGAAGAAAGGCTTCTTGAGAATTATAGGTCCAATGAAATCCATCATGATAATGTTTGTTGTTGGCTACATTCTTATGAATCCAGAACGCTATATTGTTCAAAAATATTGCTACGTTGACACCGTATTTAGTTGCGATGGATATATCAAAACTGTGTTGCATTATATCGTATCCTTAAATTAGGGGTTGACCTGGCCAGGATGAACGCTATAATGTTTTTGCATTACAGCGTGAAGCGTCACCATCGGCCAGGACAGCCGATTAGTTTTGGTCCGCGTTATACCTCCAAGGCATAACGCGGGTATCTCTTAAATCAGACCCCATTTAATACCATTTTCAGTAATAAAACTCCAATACCAAATTAAAATGGCAATAGAAACTTATCCACAATTTCTGTGCATAACTGTGTGGGTAAGAAAAAATATTTAAAAGGATGTTGACTACACCATAAGTATGGTGTACATTATTGAAAATAAGATATGAAAGTCACAAAAAGTAAGGTTTTTAAGTGACTTTTAATTCGCAATTAGCGATAATCATGTCTTAAATAGGACTGATGGAGAATGCTAGAAACATCCTCCATCCGTAAAAATATCCCACGACCAAGTAGGAGATTCATGACATGCAAAGTATAGCCCAAGATTATTATCCAATACAAGCAGCTTCCAAGGACGGTAGCCAATTGATGAACAGAAAATGCCTCATTTCTTATGTTCAAGAATTAATCAGAGATAAAGTAGACCTTTCAGATTTTAATTGTTCCATTCACTTCTTGGATTTAAACCCAACAGAAAAAAAGACCTTGTTTTTTTACTGTCTGGATTCCTTTTCAGACTTCGAGTGGTTTTGTCAAAACCCAACTCGTCTTGAGGCTGGATTTAAAGAATACCAGCATCTCATGCAAAGCATTCTTGATGAAAATGTACATGTAGCTTTTTCAGAATACATGTCTGACAAAGGAGCATCCTGCACTCATTACCACGACAACGGCGAAGCTCGTTGGAATTAAATTATTACTTTAACATAGGAGAGAAATAATGACTTTGCGCGGAATAAAACCGGAAGCGGTACAGAAAAGATTAAAAGCTTTATTCTATGGCTCTAGCGGTGTTGGTAAAACAACGGCTGCTATCAGTTTCCCAAAAGTGTATCTAATCGATACTGAGCGCGGCGCTGAAAATAGCCAATATGTTGACATACTTTCGAGAAATGGTGGTGTCGTTTTTCAAACCACTGACTTTCAAGAATTAGTGAAAGAAGTGACAACGTTGCTTACTACTAAACATGAATTCAAAACACTAGTCATAGACCCCTT